CCTAGTTGGTTAAAAGGTGGTTCTTTAGAAGATAACAAACTTTCCCTTCGTTTAAATAATGGTTCTCAAATCAAGGCTATTGCTAGTTCTCCCGATGCAGGACGTTCGGAAGCATTATCACTTCTTATATTTGATGAGGCCGCCTTTATCGATGATATTGATGAGATTTGGGTTGCAGCTCAATCAACTCTATCTACGGGTGGTGCGTGCGTTGCATTATCTACTCCAAATGGTGTGGGTAACTGGTTTCATAAAACTTGGATAGGAGCAGAAGATGGTACAAATCCATTTAGTACAATTAAATTACATTGGACAGTTCATCCTGAAAGAGACCAAAAATGGAGAGATGAGCAAGAGAAATTATTAGGAGTAAAAAAAGCAGCACAAGAATGTGATTGTGATTTCGTATCTTCGGGTGATACAGTTATTGATCCTGAACTTCTTATGTTTTATAAAGAAACATATTGTAAAGACCCAATTGAAAAAACTGGGTTTGATGGAAACCTTTGGAGATGGGAATACCCATCGGCAAATGGTTCGTATATGGTTGTGGCAGACGTTGCCAGAGGAGATGGTAGTGACTATTCTGCATGTCATGTAATAGATGTAACTAATGCAACGCAAGTAGCGGAATATAAAGGCAAAGTTGATACAAAAGATTTTGGAAATTTTTTAGTTAATCTTTCAACTGAATATAATGATGCATTACTTGTTGTAGAAAACTCAAACATTGGTTGGGCGTGTATTCAACAATGTATAGATAGAGATTATAAAAACTTATTCTATATGAGTAAGGATTTAAAATATGTAGATGTTGAACATCAGATGAAAAACAAATATAGAGCAGATGAAAAACAAATGGTAGCGGGATTTTCAACAACCTCTAAAACCCGTCCACTTATTATTTCTAAATTGGATGAATATTTTAGAGAAAAATCGGTAACTATTCGTTCTAACCGTTTAATAGATGAGTTATTTACTTTTATATTCATCAACGGTAGAGCTGAAGCTATGAAAAGTTATAATGATGACTTAACAATGGCATTATGTATTGGGTTGTGGGTTAGAGATACTGCACTTCGTTTAAGACAGGAAGGAATAGACCTTACTAAAAGAACTTTAGGTGGTATAAGTTCCAATCAACAATACGAAGGAGTGTATGGGGGAAATAATATGGATGATAACCCTTGGAAAATGAAAATTGGAGATGATATTGAAGACTTAACACAATGGTTGTAAAAAATGTAGTGTTTTGACAAATTACGATATTTATGGTATATGTCAAAATATAAATTAAAGCCAAATGATTAAATTAGCAAATATTTTAAAAGAAGATGAGTATATAGACCAAGCATATGCTATGGGAGATACACCACAAGACAATCCAATCGATGATTACGATGAATTGGATGTGGAGCAAGAAGATATGGATGATTTCTTATCATACCTAAAATCATACTCAAATGAATTATTAGAAGCCAATTGTAATTGTGTTTACGAAGCTGAATATCAGGGTAGAGAAGTGAAATTGGGCAAACCAACACAAGGTGATGTTAAGAAATTTAAAGTTTATGTTAAAAACCCAAAAACGGGTAAAGTAATTAAAGTAAACTTTGGACAAAAGGGAATGAACATTAAAAAAAATAACCCAGGAAAGAGAGCGAACTTTAGAGCAAGACACAATTGTGATAATCCAGGTCCTAGAACAAAAGCAAGATATTGGTCTTGTAGAAAATGGTAAAATAAATTATGGCAGACGAACAACAAGTAGATGACAGAAGTTTTTTTGGTAGGTTAAAGAAATTATTTTCAACAAACGCAATTGTAACCGTTGATAAAGATGGTAAGCGTAAAGTTGTTGATACCGAAGAACGCCAATCAAGCACAAACTTCGTAAATCTTAGAGATAGATATACAAAGTTACAAAGGTCTTATTATGAAAATAATCAAGGCGCTCAATCAATGGCGTATCATCAAGTTCGTAGAGAACTTTTTAGAGATTATGATGCTATGGACCAGGACCCAATTATTGGTTCGGCTCTTGATATATACGCGGATGAATCCACAACTAAGAATGAATATGGTGATGTTCTTCAAATTAAATCTACAAATGAAAATGTAAGAGATATGTTACATAATTTATTCTATGATATAATGAACATAGAATTTAATTTGTGGCCTTGGATTAGAAATTTAGTAAAATATGGCGATGCTTTTATAGCATTGGAAATTATGCCAGGTAAAGGTATTGTTAATGTTGCTCCACATTCAATATATAATGTAGAAAGATTAGAAGGTACTGACCCTAATAATCCTGATTATGTAAAGTATAAGGTTGAAATGGACCGTTTTGGTAAAAAAGAATACGAGCAGTATGAGATGGCTCACTTCCGTATGTTATCAGATACCAACTTTTTACCTTATGGTAAATCAATGGTAGAAGGTGCACGAAGAATTTGGAAACAATTATCTCTTATGGAAGATGCGATGTTAATCCATCGTATTATGAGAGCGCCTGAAAAAAGGGTATTTAAAATTGATATAGGTAATATTCCACCACAAGAAGTGGATAACTATATGCAGAAGATTATTAATAAAATGAAAAAAACTCCATTTGTTAATAAAGATACCGGTGATTATAATTTAAAATACAATATACAAAACCTTACTGAAGATTTTTTCCTACCTGTACGTGGTAGTGATAGTGGAACAACTATTGATAACTTACAAGGTTTAGAATACGCAGCTATTGAAGATATCGATTACTTAAAGAATAAATTATTTGCAGCATTAAGAGTACCAAAGGCTTACTTATCTTATGATGAGAACGTTAATGGTAAAGCTACTTTGGCGGCGGAAGATGTTCGTTTTGCTAGAACCATCGAAAGAATCCAAAGAACGGTTGTTAGTGAATTAACTAAAATAGCAATTGTACACTTAGCAGCTCAAGGTATTGAGGATTCTGAAATGACTAATTTTGAATTAACTCTAACCAATGCATCTACAATCTATGAACAAGAGAAGGTTAATTTGTGGTCTGAAAAAGTAAGACTGGCATCTGATGTAAAAGCACTTAATATGTTATCTTCTGATTGGGCTTATCACAATGTATTTGGATTATCTGATGATGAGGTGGATATAGAAAGAGCTAAAGTAGTTTTAGACCTTAAAGATAGATTTAGACATAATTCGATTGAACAACAAGGACAAGACCCAGCAAATCCACCAGAACAACAAAATGTAGAAGAAGAAATCAGTAAATTAAAAACTGAAATTGAACTAAACAGAGGGGTTGGTAGACCTAAAGAAGGTAACACATATGGTAAAGATAAACATCCATATGGTAGAGACCCATTGGGTAATAAAGAAAATGAGAAAGAGAGAAAAAGAGAGGATAGAGTATTAAACACAAACGCTAAGAAGCTAGCAAGAGAATATATAAACGGAATTTCATCAAAAAAACAAGTTTTAATTGAAAAAGCGGGTATGCTTGATGAAAATAATCTATTAGATGATACTAAAATTTAATAAAGAAAAATTTGTTTATATTTATATGTGTTAGTTTATAGGGTAGAATAAATATAGGGTAAGTAAATGAAAAAAATAAAACATTCCAAATTTAAGAATACTGGAGTGTTATTTGAATTATTAGTAAGACAAATAACATTGGAAGTACTTAATGGCGACAAAACTGAAAATGCAAAGAATATCTTAAAAGAATTCTTTTCTCCGAATACGGAGTTGAACAAAGAATTACGTCTTTATGATATATTGTTAAAAGAGAAGTATAGTTCTGAAACAAAAGCAGATAGATTGGTAGAAACTGTATGTGATGCTCATAATAAGCTAAATCACGTTACACTTTCTAAAGAAAAATTCAATCTTATTAAAGAAATTTCAGAAAAATTTGAAATTGAACAATTTTTAGCATCTCCTATTTCTAATTATAAAACATTAGCATCTATATATAAAGTATTCGAATCTAAAAGAACGGATGGATATGATATTAAAGATATATTTAATTCAAAGATTACCCTAATCGAAAACATTACATCAAAGCCCGCTCAAAAAACTCAACCAACTGATGAAAAAAAGTTGATTGAAACTTATAAACAACAAGATAAAGACCTTAGATTACTTACCTATAAGATTCTAGTAGAAACTTTTAACAAAAAATATACAAATTTAGATGATTCTCAAAAGAATTTGTTGAAAGAGTATATAAACAATATCTCAAATACTACCAAATTTATAGATTATGTTGGAAAAGAATTACCAAATATAATTGCAGAACTAAATAGTATTAAGTCAAAACTAAAAGATAAAGTTACACAAATTAAATTATCAGAAACTATTTCCCTTTTAGAAAAAATGAAAATTGGAAAAAACGTATCTGATTCTCAAGTTTCATCTATTATGCTTTCGTATGAGCTAATCAAAGAACTTAAATCTAAAGTAAAATAATGGAAGCAAGATTAAAAGAAGCAATTCGTAAATACGTTAGAGAAAGAAACATTCAAAAAACTTTGGATGAAATGTCTGTAACCGGTAATGTTGCTGGGTACGATACTCCAAATGCATTTTCAAAACCAGGACAAACTGCTAAGAAAAACAAAAGATTGGCAAATATAACTGGTGGTGAAGTTGTTGATGATTTAGAGGAAGTAAAGATATTAAATCTAAAGCAAGAAAAAGAAAAACCAACAGCGGCAAAAAAAGAACCAGGTGCAGAAATTGCAGTTATTAGTGGTATGGAATTGGCTGAAAAAAATTTACATTTGGCGGAAAATCGTTGGGTAGCATTGAAAAAAGAAGATGGTTCTGCTAAAGCTAAAATAGGTAAAGGTATAACATCTATTAAACAACAATTAGGAGAAGTTGAAAAATTCGTTAATTGGTATTCAAAGTTAAAGACTGAGAATGGTGTTACAAAAGATGATTATTATAAAAGAACACACAAAAGTTTACATAAAATCAAAGAAAGGTTAATGAATCTTTCTGAAAAAATTAGAAATTTATAATATGCCAGCAGTATCTAAAGCACAACAACGATTTATGGGTATGGTTCATGCAGTACAAAAAGGAGACATGGAAGCACCATCTAAAGAAGTTGAGAAAGCAGCTGATTCAATGACTAAAAAAGACGCTAAAGATTACGCATCTACATCACATAAAGGTCTACCAAACAAAAAAGAAAATATGAAAATAACTAAAGAAAGACTAAAAGAATTAGTTAAGGAAGTAATGACTGAAGAATCAGAATATCAAGCATTCTTTCAAAAAGCTTTAGATAAAGCAGGTAAAGGTATCAACGATATGAATGATGATGAAAAGAAAGCATTCTTTAATAAAATTGATACTGCTTGGAATGGTAAAGGTGAAAAGAATGAAGGTAACGCATTTGGAGCAGCTGTTTCTAAAGCAAAAGAAGAAGGTGATGATTCATTTGAAGTTGATGGTGAAAAATATAAAGTAGAA